CAATGATCGAAGAATGCTAATTCTTCGGCAGCAAGATTAAGTAAGGTTAACACGCCTTTAGCCAACGGTTCACCCATCATTATACCCCTCCTGGAAACCCAGGTGTGGTTTTTGTAAGTGAACCTCCTAGGCGAAGCACCTAGGATTAAAGCTAAACGCACATAACCATTATCAAATAATGAGGGACCGGTGATTCCGGTGGCAAGATCTACGGATTGACCTCCGATAAGACTAGCCTTTTCAAGTATATGACCAACTAATGTCACCGCCACTTGGTGGGGGAGGGCATCAGTTGCTTCAGATAAATCTGAAGACAATAACTTGAAATCCTCATATTCGTCTAATATGTTGAGAGATGTTAATCTCTCCACATATCTTCTAGCTTGATTGTCATTTCTTAATCCATCTCTTGCAAAAGGATGGGATGTTAAAGATTCACGAAGAAAATGGCCAAGTGGTTGTTGTAAAATAATCACCCACCATTTAGTAATCGTGACCGTGCGAGCCTTTAGGCCCGCCTCGGAGACAATCGAAACTCTTGATGGAATGGGCGGGTAATCATAAATAGGATTGAACTCCTCATCTAGAGCCCCCCACTCCTGTGCTTTAAGCAATGCGACTGAGAAGATTTGACTTCCCAGTGCTTCATCACACCCCCAGCGTCTATCGAGAAGGATGAACGACTCGCCATAACGGCGAGAGGCCAACTCCCCGAAGACAGCATCTGGTGGTGCAATTACTGGTACGGGACGACACCACGTTCTCCAACGTGGTACGCCTTTAGTATCTCTTAATACTAGTCCAAAAGGAAGTCTCCTACAGTTGTCTTCTGTAGGAATGGAAAGTAAAACTTCCCTAACTTCCCGGTGGATTTGAATAGCTCTTCCACCTTCATGGCTGGGCACATCGAAGTCCCCAGAAGATGAAAGAGATATATGCGAACAGCCGCGAGGCCATTTGCCTTTATTATAGATCGAAACTCGGTGAGCTACTAACGCAGCTGCCTTGTTAAGATCCATAAGATCTTGTTCCTTCAGTTCAAAAAGACTAGTAGTAGTCTTTCGAAAGCGCTTGAAGGAATTTTTAACTCCAAACTCCCCTGCAGAGGGAAGAAAACGAGTTTGACATAGTTGAGCCACTCTCTCGATAGCCGCACGGTTATTCGAAGGGATAGGCACAATACTATATTGATTTTTAATCTCAAAATACAGGCTTCGAAACATATTAGCGGAACCTAGAGACGGTTCCTCTAAAGTATCTAATCCTGTTAAAGTGATAAAGAGTTTATAACTAAACTTTTTCCACTCTTTGCCGATATAATCAATTTCGAATTTATCGGAAATTATTTTCCGGAACATTTTATGTATGAGACGTTTCTCTGTACCAAGCGTTAGCCTGGACTTTGATAGCCTCAAAGCACATAAAACTCCGAAAACTACCGACTCTAATCTCTCGATTTGAGATCGGCTACAATTTACAATCTCAGTGATTTCCCTTTCGGAAAACATCGAGAATTCACTTAGAAATTTTCTAAGTTGTCGTTTGGGCCTCACGCCCAAATACCATTCACCACCTCTTTGCAAGAGGTCAAACCTCCGTATACGGAAGAGTGAACTCGCTTGCTCCCAATCGAATCTCGGTTCGAACGGTGCGAGGTAGATGAGGTAAAATGGATTGCATCTCTGCTTAGGGGTGTCCTCCACAGCCTTGTCTTCACCAGCTTCACGGCCTGAACCCGGGTCCGGCTCTGACGAGCCTGGATTCGTGTCGGTCATTGAAGTTAACGATTAAACAAACACGCAGTCGGCTAGAA